AGTTGTGCCATCTTCTTCGATGACTTCAACAAGGTTGCATTCTTCAATAATCGACACCTCAGTGGGTGTCGTTTGAGTGATATGGACTTTGTACCGATCTTCACAGTTATCAGTCATCGCGGGTTACCTCGCGATCCAGTCTCACCCGTCCTTTTAGGAGTCGCTTAACTGCTCCACCGGGTTCGATGAGTTCCATGTCGTAGAACCCGTCAACGTCAATGTTTGCGGTTGTGGCAGCGGGTATTGTCCACGTTATTTGTCCTGCGGCGGACAGGGTGATTAGGCCATTGGCTGTGGTGAGTTCTGCGAGGATTTCTGTGGATTCGATTTCTGGGCGGATTTGCATGCGCGCCTGATAACCAGTTAGATTTACCGGAGCACTTGACGCAGATAGGGTCATAACCTTGTAGAAGGTTGCTCCTTGTTCGATTGTGAAGTTATAGATACCTGCAATCACGACAAGCCTCCAACAAAGCGCGCCCCTCCCAGTTTACGCGTTAAACGCGCCGTCTGAAGTAAGGAAGCCCTAATGATTGGGCTGCAGAAACTTATTCGCCGTCGTCAGACAGGAATGAGGCGATCTCTGGGTCGCCAACCTTCTTGGAGGCCCAAGCGAGAAGGCCGACCACCACGGGGGCGATGACAAGCACGGCGTCGCTGTCTAGGCCAACCTTGTTGAGGATGTAGATGACGAGGGCTGCGATTGCGCCTTTGCCAGTCTGGTCAAGTGTCTGCTTCATTGTTAGTCCTCTTCTTCGTCGTCAAAACCGGCACTATCACCGAGAAGGTCTAGACCACATTGTAGCATTCCGTTGGCAAGCCAAGGAGTCATATTATCACTCATGCTAATAAACAACTTGGTTTCTGACTCATCCATAACTTCAGCAACGATAATAAAATTAGTTACAACAACATCTGGAAGCGCAGCCCGGAGCAGTTCCTCAATTGACTTGTCGTAATCCTTCATGTCCCCACCTTACTTGCTGGACGGACCTTCGCCTGCCTTCTTCTGAGAAGTCAGGGTCTCAATCTTCGCCTCCAACTCCATAACGCGCTGCAGGCACGCCTTCTCATCGTGTTCAGATTTATCCAGACGCTTCTCAAGGTCGGCTATCCGCTGCTCATAAGCAACAATCAAACGTGCCGCTGCCTCAGTAAGAATATTAGCAGTCTCCGCCTTTGTCTTGCGGCGAATCAAAAAAGCGCCAACCGAAACAGGTAGAACAGCACCAGCAAGACCAAAAAGGAAAGGAATCCAGTTGTTACTATTAGACGCAACCGAAATAAGCGCATAGCCGACTAACATAAGCGATGCGCCTCCCCAAAGTCATAGCCCGGTACTTACAATATTGTACAAAGCAAGTATCGAAATCCTCAGTCAAGACTATGACTTAATAATGAAGTTCATTGTAATTGCTGGTGGAATAATCGCAAAAGCAGTTCCACTGCCAGTAGCCGCTGTGGCACCAGACACAGTGTGAGTCAACTCAGGGCTATTGCCACTCGTTCCACTCACAGTATGACTGTGACTCATAGTCACGGATGCTGCCCCAGAGTTCCCTGCATGAGCAGGAACAGAAACCGTATGACTATGGCTTGAACTGTTAGCAATATATGCACTACTGAAACTTCCAGAAGTGTTAGCAACAGTCGCAGTACCACTCGTTCCAGTTCCTGTATTAATAACCGCAGAGCGAATTGTGTGGGCATGGATACCATCGGAACCAGTCGTGGTCGAAGTGTGCGTATGTGCAATATCGTGAACGTGCGACAAATCGGTACTACCAGACGTAGCACTAAACGAGTGATCGTGTGTGCCGTGAGAGGCAACAGCCAAAGTTCCTACAGCATGCGTGTGTGACGGGAGATTGGCTTCAGCCAAAGTTGCTGTTGACGCCCCAGAAGTTGTACCGATACCAGTGCTAGGGGCGGTCATGGTTGCCGCACCATGCATGAACCTGCTCTGAAGGTTGGGCACGCGAACATAACCAGCCGTTTCCCCACCAGTGTTAAACCGGGTGCTCAAAACTGTGCCAAGGTCACCTGATGCCAAAACTTGTTGCCCATTGCAAAACAGCCAACCTGTTGGTTCGGTTGTTCCAGCGTAAGGCATGATTGTCCCAACTGGAATGCGTTCAGAGTCTGCGATTTTAGCCCTAGTAACAGCAGTATCTGCGATTGCTGTTGTGCCAACTACTCCAGTACCAAAGGCCGTTGAAGAGTTGATCGCCCCACTAGCAATCGTTCCAGCGGTTACCGAGTTGTTAGCGAGGTTATGTGTATGGTCACCACGCGAATAGGTTGATGCTGAGCCTGCTGCCGTAGCGGTTGATACTGATGTTGCTGTTGCCGAGAACGCCAGCATTGCGTGGCTGTGGTCAGACCGTGCGGCTGTGGCGGCTGATCCAGCAGAGTTGCTGTCGCCGGGGGTGAGTGTGCTGCTAGGGGCAGCGAACGAGTTGACGGTAACCCAAGATGTTCCAGCAGCCGAATAGTAAAGGATTCCCGTAGATGTGTCTAGGTAGAATGTTTTGGCGTTCGCAATGTTTGATGCTGGTGGAGTGGTTGCTCCAGTTAAAAACTTTGCAGCGTTTGCCTCAATATTGGCATGACTAGTATCCATCTGGGCGCGCGTAAACGCGTCGCCACCACTGTCCCAGCGGTAGATTGAAAAGCGTTCTGTTACTGTTACGGTCATAATTCTCTCCAGACAAATTCTACATCTTTTGTTTACGACTACGAAGAAGTGACTGTTACTTCAAACCCTGCAGGAGTTGCCCGAGCAAGCAGGTCTTGAATAATTCCAGTGTCCTCAGCCTCAGCGGTCAATACTGCAACCTCAATAGCCCATGGGTCCCCTAAATAGTTAGCATTTACCGTCACCGACTGAGTTCCGGTAAGTCCTTGCTTGGCTGCTTCCTTAAGAGCACCCACCGTCCCACCGCTGAATCCATATGCTGCAGAACTTGCCTGCCAACGAAGGTTGTCAAGAAGATTCGTTATGGCAGGAGCAAAGATTTCTATGTCTGACCATGGGGCTTGCTCTGCATCAGCGGGATCAGTAGCGTCACCATCTACTGCATCCAAGAGTTCTTTCCATGTTGTACTACCGTCATTATTAGTGTCAGCAGCAGATAAAAGACTTAACCACGAACTAGACCCGGCAGAAGGATCGCTTAGTTTTGTACCAACAAACTGGGCAAGCCACCCTAACCAAGCCTGCTCAGCAATGGTCGGATCAACTAGAGCAGACGGCTTCTCAACAAGAATGTCATCAGGTGGGTCGTAACGGAAATCTTCCCAGTAGGAAAACAGTATGCTCAGTTCCGATGCAATACTGTCCAAAAATCTGAGTAGGGGAAAGTCAGGATCGCTTTGCTCATAATCGGCGTTACGCACATATTCAGGACAGCGCAACCAAACTTCTGCAGCGAACTCATTATCAACAGCAGCATCCGGGGTGCAAATTGCTGGATGGGCTAGGTAGTAAACATCATTTGCTTGAGTGTTGCCGATCTCAATCTCAAACCGGGCCGTGCCCGTTGTTCCCTCGGGAGGATTGCCTGCTTCTAGAACGGACAGCAATGTCCAACGCAATGGTCGAACAATGAACCCAGCGGTTTCTGGAGTGACAGAGGCACCTGAATAACTTGAATAGATTGTTACGGACGCTCCAACCTGCTCTGTTGCATAAATCCACACAAAGCCGCGAGTGAGCCTTCCAGTCTGTTCAGTCGGAACACTGACTTCTTCCGTGGTAAGAGTGAATGCCGAGTTGCTGCCAGCGGTTACCTGTAGCGAGTTAAGCCCAGAGTACAACTGCTTAGAGGCGGTGTTTGTGAGCGTGGCGCTGCCTGATGAAACAGCCCAACCGCTGGTAGATGCAGACTGATTGACAGTCGTTGAACTCAGGTAGTTCGTAATCATAGGGCTACGACACCGTTATAGTCGCCGTTACGCGAGGTAGCGCACCATATTTTTTGAATTCTAGATCATCGCCAATTGCCGTAAAGTTCGTTCCAGAAGAAGGGTCCGTCAACGTCATGGTAGAAACGCGTTTAACTCCTGTCACTTGGTCTATTAGCGAAATTAATTCGTTGTAAAAAATAGTGTCTGACCAGTCCCAATAATCTGGGTGCAGATATGCGTCTAAGGCTGCTTCAATATTTGCTTGCACATCGGCAGATTGGTAGCCGCTATCCCGTATAGCCGTAACACTTAAGGTTACATTGACGACGGGAGCGTTCTTGACGGTGATGGTCAAACCGGCCACGGAACGGTCTACGAGGTCATCTGCTATTGTTGTTCTTGCTGTATTCGATAGAGAAGCACCGTTCAGTCCACATACATAAACGGTCAAATATCCATTAAGAAGTGTATCCGCAAGATCGTCATTTGCTGGATCAACGCGAGAGTATGCTTTACACCTATAAACATCAGAATACTCAGACAGCACATGCGCCTCATACTGTGAAGGTAATACAAGCGCCTGATTGTATGACTGCAATTTGGCTGTCGCCCGAGCAAGATATTCGGTATCTGTTTCTGGGTCAGCGCCAGCAGAAAGGTCAGCGTTCAGCACAATAGTGTCGATAAACGATATTTGTGTTAACGGCTGGAGTGCTGTTGCTGCTGGGAGTTCAGGGTAAAGAACCGACGCAGAGCCAGTTATTGCAACGCTTGCAGATGTTGCGCTTTGAGCAACATAAACAGTTTCGTCAGTAGTGAAGGAGTAGAGAACGGGGTTGTCGGGGTCTGAGGTATCGACGTAACCAAAAATGCTGCCAGCCTCTAGGGTATAACCAGCATCATCAATTGTTGTGATTGTTGCTATGCCTGTTGGTCGCGTTCCAGCATTTCTGGTGATCCCCAAAAGTTGAAGCAAACCCTCCAAAAGGCCATTTGGGAGCCGGTTGATTGCGGCAGCAACTTCCCCAGTCATTTGAGCGGTTGCTTGAAGAATCGCTGATTCAATGCTGCCCGTTACTGGAGTCCATTCGGGCAGTGCAGTGCGCGCATAGGTGATGGCTGCGTCATAGATTTCTGACGGCTGCTTGTCGTAGATCGTGAGGTCTACATATTGGGAGAAGTCCGGGGAGGGCATTGGTTATACCTTTTGGAATTGGACGACGATTTTGACTTTTCCGTCAGGTGCGATGGTTTGCTGTACGTCGTCTATGACGACTCCGGTGACGTAGTTTGCGACTGTTGTGATGAACCCAGCGGTGTCAAATGTTGAGAATTCTGGGTCTATTGATCCGTACTGGGGAGCGAGCGGGAGTTCTCCAATGCTTGTTTGGAGTGTTGCTGCGATGAGTTGGGCTGCGTAATGCTCGGAGTTTTTGTCGTGATGAGCGACTTTGCCATTGACAAATCTAAATGGATACGCGATGGCGCTGTTATGCATAGGGCAAGTTTAGCACTTGCGGCGATGTTGATTATTAGCGGTTTGTGCGTATTTATGCAGAACAAAGAAAATAAATATTGACATCATGGGGCGTTAAGTGGTTTCATAGAAAATTGAAAATCGAAAGATGTCACCGCTTGCTATTGCCGGTGTAGTTACTGGAGCACCAGCGTCATATGCAAAGTTAAAATACATACCATCACCTTCAGTTTGCTGAATGCGTACAACAAGGTTGTAAAAAGTAGTTACACTGTCATCGTAAAAAGCGGCTGATCCCACTACTTGGTTATCCACTGTTGGCGCAGGTAGTAGGGCACTACTGTCATATACCCTGATGTCCTGTCCAGATGTTCCACTGGCAGTAGCAGTTATATAAAGAGTTACAAATACTATCTTACCTACGACACTATATTTTGCTGACGTATTTGTAATTGCCAGTGTGGCCGTCTTTGTCGCTGATTGGTTAAGTCTCGGTGTCCAGTTACTCCATGTTGGACTAAGAGTCGCACCCTGAACACCCTGCGGCCCTTGAGTGCCTTGAGCGCCTTGGGTTCCTTGTGCGCCCTGAACACCCTGAGTTCCTTGTGCGCCCTGAACACCCTGAGTGCCCTGAAAGCCTTGAGTTCCCTGAAAGCCTTGAGTTCCCTGAAAGCCTTGAGTCCCCTGAACGCCCTGATTTCCCTGAAACCCTTGATACCCCTGAAAACCCTGTGTCCCCTGATAGCCCTGCGTCCCCTGATAGCCCTGCGGCCCCTGCGCGCCAGTTACTCCCTGGTAACCCTGCGGACCCTGATCACCAGTTATCTCCTGCCACGAAGAACCATTCCACTCAAATAACGCACCAGAAGTCTTCTCAACAATCACATCGCCAACAACCGGGCTGGCTGGTCGATCCCCGTCATCAACCTTGAGAACATTCGCATAACGTGAGCCGTTAACCGACGACATCGTTCCCAAAATAATCAGATTGTCCGTTTTGCCCTCAACAAACATGCAAGCAACCCGGTCGCCAGCAGATGGGAGTAAAGTCCCAACAACAGCAGCAGGCCCAATTTCTGAGTTACCGAAATAGCGACCTATCCGAACCCAGACACGTTGAATCGAATCATCTTTCCTGCTTACCGTCCCCAGATAGACGGCAGCAGGATTGAAGGCCATGCCTACGTTTTTTGTTTGAGTAAGGATATGTTCGTTCATCGTTTTGGCTGTTTCCGATATGGGCTTCTGCAAGCAACGCCGACCGGATCGGGTTTGCCAAGATCATACGACACTTCGCCTATCAAATACTGTCGATCAAATTCACCCATGTTTGTAAGGTTGATCGTCATCCCAGCCCGCAAACCTTCTGTGGTTGTGGAGCGTTGCAGAATGAACGATGCTTCAGAATCCAAAGAGTCAGCATCGTCGGAGCGGCGACAGTTCGGCAACTGAAGTATCTGGAATGCTGATGCTGCTTCTGATGGATATCGGAACTCTAGGTTAGCCCACTTGCCTAGCAGCCATTCCTGTGAAGCAAAGTATAGAGTTCCGTCTGATTCAAATACTGAGAACTGTGCTTCGCCAGCGAGCCGGGTGATTACTCCCCACACACGTTCGTCAGCGTCAGCACCAGTCGCTTTCTGTACTTGGCGACGAACTTTTGTTGACTCACCAACGAACTCAAGCCCATATTTTTGGGCAGCAAGGGCCGCATAGTCGGTTGCTGTTATACCTTTGATGCTTGCGGTATCGCGGTCACGTTTCATTCGTTGGATGGGTTTGCGTCTGCATTCCAGCCGAATGCCAGCGCCATCTCCTTGACCTTGATTGATTTCTACTGATGCAATTTCAAACAGGTTTTTCTCTCCGTCACCGATAGACAGTTCTCGGCGTACTTGGAAGTAGTTGTTCCTGAACATGGTTGCGCGCGGGTCGAAGATTTCTAGCATTACTTCGGATACGCCGTCTATTGACCAACTGACGCTAGCACTGGTGATGTACTCAGCGAACAGTTCGTTCTCACTATCAGTCAGTTCTGTTACCCGAAAATTAGCAAGGTCGAACATTTTACTCTTCCGATGGCCGCATTAAGTCTCTAATTATTTGAGCATATCCCTCTTTAATCTCATTGGTTTCGTCTAGTTTCTTTACTCCCGGCTTACGTCGCTTGATCACATACGGCGTGTAAACAATGCGCGGCAAAGCCATTGATGCTAGACCCGGATTACTGTCTTCCGTAATGGAGAACTGAACTTCAGCCTGTGTAATATTTCCAGTTATAGGATCACGCCTTCTGCTAGAAATCGACATATCCGTAATTCGCCACAGTCGATAAACCTGATCAGTTGGAACTTTACAGAAGAATGTTCCGAACCCAGAAAAAGCAACGGGAGAATCACGACGGGCCATCTCAGCAAGATGCTGCAAATCTTGCTCAACGGAAATCAAACCGTGCGAATCCCTATCCGCTATAAGGCATGTGAACGAAGCCTTCATAAGCCTTGGCGAACGAGGGGCAATTAAACTTTGGGAAGATGGCCGTTCAATCTCCACATATTCGTGCGCTAAATCTGAAATGGATGTCTCAACTGGGGCATAGGGGAAAACGTAGGTCAGCGGAGAGTATTTCCAAACATTATTAGACGCTTGTGCATTCACTGATTCCAATCTCTCTGTAAGTGATTGGCTACGAGGGTTGAGATTAAATCGCTGATTAGTGTAGGAAACAAAATATTGATTTACTGCAATATTGTTTGTTTCACTGAAACCAATCTCAACATTATCGCTTTCAGCAAATGGCACACCAAGGGAAATCATTGCAGCCTTACCATTAGCATAGCCTTTATATGTTGCCGGGTCCCAAGTCGTGCCGATTGCTTCAGGCAAGTTGAAAGTCAGCGTTGCCATTACTTGCGCTCTTTCTTATTGCGATCACGTTGCATCAGTTTATTCATCACTGCTTGAGCGATCTTCTCTTCACTAGCATCGCCACCATTAATAATAAAGGTATTGGTATCTCCACCATATGTAACTGTTGGATATGCGGCTCGCGCTCCGGGTAGTGGTATTGCGCTTTGAACAGTACGCGTAGAGGTTGGCGTGGGTATACCGCTAGGAGTAACTGTGCCAGAAAGACCTGTTGCTGGAAGACCAACATTACTTAACCCAAGAGCAAGACGAAGATTTTCTAATCCATTAGTTAGCGCAATTATTTTTCCAGTAAGCCCATCAGCGCCAGCAATTGCTGTGTAAAGATTTTGTTGAGCATCGTAGCCTCCAAGCATTGCCTTGCCGCGATCTCCAAGGATTGCTTCAAATGCTTTCCTTGTTGCATCTTTGTCTGTCGTAACACCAGCGCCCGTAACTGAGGACATGAACTGCAGAAAAGCCATTTTGTCAGCCTGATTTCCAGTTAAAGCAGTTTGTGCCCTCCCGATGAGTGCTTGGCGAATTTCTTCCGTGGTTCCTTTAACACCGAACATATCTGTTGCTGCGCCAGATATTGCCGCTGCGGCAGAGGTTAGAGCCTTGCCAGAAACTAATTCTCCAAATGCTGCATCTAGTTGCTGTTTGAATTCTGGAGCGAGTGTTTCTCCAGCACCAGCAAAAATGCCCGTTGACTGATACATTCCACCAGTGGAAGAAGTGAGTTTTTTGTAGATATTTCCGAAAGCCTTGAATGGGTCTCCGGTGAACTGTGTTTCATAGCCGAGGGCTGTTTGTAGATATTTGCCGATGTCGGCTTGGCTTACGGCCTCAGCGCCAAGTTCATCAATGATTTGACGAATGCGAATGTCTTCAGAAGTAATCGCCTGTTGCATCTCTTGAAGGGCAATAGGCTTGTTGAAAACATCAGTCATTGTCTCAAAGAACATGCCTCGCATTGCATCAAGATTCATCTCGCTAGGGTCAAGCCCCAAAATTGCAGCACGAACCTTCTCAATATCGGTAACAAGATTCAAACCAAGAGACTTAGCAAGTTCTTCAATTTTTTTCTTTCCAACACCCAAATCACCAGAAAGATCATTCAAAGTTTTGTTATAGAGTTCTACTGCTGGTTGAACTTTGCCTTCAAGTTGCTTCTCAAGTTCCTTATACTTTTTATTAAAAGCATCAGTTTGCTTAGAGCCTGCTGCTTGAGCCTCAGACTGTGATTTCATTTGTTCCAACAATTTTTGAGCAGCAAGAGCATCTCCGCTCTGAAGTGCCTGCTCAATAGCATTGTCATAATTACCAACAAACTCTTCAGCCTGCTTGCGTGCTTTCTTCTTCATCTTGCCAGAGTTGATAAAACCAACTACAGCACCACCAACAACACCCAATAAAGCCCCAACTCCAGCACCAATTGGTCCGCCAAATGCTCCAATTATTGCTCCTGTTGCAGCGCCAGCAGCAGCACCACCTAATGCACCAGCACCAACTCCAGCGGCTGTAACACCACCAGTGCTCATACCTTTGCCATATCGCGATAAAACCAAATCACTGGTAAAGCCGCCGCCAATTGCACCAGCCATTACTGGTGCTGCATACGCCAAAGCACCCCCCATGCTTGACTGAGCGGCAACCGGCTTTGGGGGGCCATACATTCCAGCAGGCATTCTGCTCTTCATTATTTTTGAGTAAAATGGCAGTTTGCCCATGGAGCCGAGCATCAGCGCACCAGCACCAAGCATTCCAGCAGTACCAAACCCACTACGGCTACCCTCGTTGCTTGCATAGTTGCCAGCCAACGGCAATCCGATTGCTGCAAGCGTTCCGATTGCTCCACCAGCAGTACCAGCGCGCGTCAGCCAAGAGCCACCGCCGCCAGCCCCCATACCTCCACGAAGCAACCCCATCCCTCCGCCGCCTGCACCACCCCTGCCGCCCTTCCCACCCTTCATCGCAAGGCCAAGCGTTGCAAGGCCAATCAGCATTCCAACTGATCCGCCTTCACCCATAGAGTTAAAGCCGCCAACAAGTGCAGTAATCAGACCAACTATTTGAGCGAGGACATTGACCAGTTTGGAAAGAGTTGGGAGAGATTGAACAATGGCTTTTTTGATCTCACCAAACAAATCGCCAATAGACTCAAGAAGGGTTTTTAGTGACTCGCCAAACTCAATCAGGCCGCTACGGTTCTTGACGAATAGATCACTCAGGTCTTTGACGCCTTGGCCGAACTCTGTGAAAAGTGCCCGAACAAATGGACCAAATGCTTCCTGAAGAACGCGACTACCTTCTCGTAGCGGTTCAAGGGCAGCACCGATTCTTTTGAAGGTTTCGCCAACCCCCCGGAACCTGTCCCTCAGTCGGTCAATCATCCCGATTGCTTTAGGGAGGTCTTCGTTGAAGGTTTTAACAGTCCAGTTGCTGATCTTCTCAAACGTGCCGACTAGCCCATCAAGGAAACTTCCTCGCGCAAACATTTGCATGTTTGCCTGAATCCGAAGAAGAGTTACCTGAAGGATTCGTGCAATCCGGTTGATTGCTTCAGTAAACTTAGGGAGTAGGGGCTGACCCATGTCAGCGAACTGCTCTTTGATCAACTGGAAGTTGCGTTTGAATGCTCCAAACAATGTTTGGTTAACATTGTCCAAGGCTCCAGCAACTTCGGTTGAAAGTTCGCCCGCATTCAGAGCGTTGATGAACTCCTGATAGGTGGCGTCACCGTGCTTCTTGCGCCACTCGGTAACTGCTTTCTGGAACTGGGGACCAACCCCGGCTGCCATATCGGCAATCTGTCGTGTTAGTTTTCCGCTGGAAGCAAGTTCGCCTAGAAACTTGCCAGCGGCTCCCATCGCTTTGTCTGCTTGTCCGCTGGCTACAGCAAAATCACCGAGGGCTGTGAGAGCCTTGTTTAGCCCTCCCGTCATTCGTGCTTTTTCTGAAATGCCAGCAAAAGCAGCGTTGAGTGATTCAGCACCAAGAACCGCGAGTTGGGTGTTGGTGTTGATGGTGCGGAGTTGGGCCATGGCGTTTTGCATGCCACCGTATTTGGTGGCTTGCATGGCTGCGTTGTATTCTCTTTGGCCTGCTGCTGCTGCTGATAATGCGGTTACTACTGCTGCTGCTGCTGCTGCTAAAACATTCAGTGATGCTTTATAGGCTCTGATTGTGAGTGAGCCTAAAGCGAATGCTGCGTTGACGGCAAGGATTGATGCTGTTGCTAGCGCAAGGTTGATTAGGAATGCCTTGAGCGTGAACTTTGCTAACCCAGACAGAATCTTCGTAAAATTTTTTACGGTTCTGGTCAGGATGTTTCCGCTTTTATCGGCTTTTTTCATCCTGTCGCTCATTTGCGACATGGACTTAGAGTTCTTGTTTACGGAATCATCCAGTTTTGTTGTGTTTGCGGTGAGGTCACCGAATGATTTACCGGTCAGTTTTGACTGAGATTCAAGTGCGGCAAGTTTTGCGAGAAGTGCGTCAAGTTGCCTATCGTCAACATTAACCTCAATTTTAATGGTGACGCGTTCCATAGACAACTCACATCTGAGGAATCTTTGAACTTAATCAAAGATAGTTTTTGGGCGTGATTTTTCCTCTTGCTCTTCACGATCTCGTCCAATAACTTTAGCACAGGCAATCCGCAATACCCAGTCCTCTTCCGATACATCTAATAGAAGAAGCGGATCAGTGCCGAAAACCTCTCCCAGACGGGCCGCTGAAACAATCAGCGGATCATCAATAAGTTCGTCTAGGAGGTCTTCGTAGGGTCCACGGCGTCAACCGTGTCGGAGTAGCCAGCCTTTTCCATGATCGCCAGAGCAGCGCCCTCAACGTGGGGATCAAGTCCAAAAAAGGCTCGTACTGTGTCTGGGATAGGCCGAACAGTATCGGTCATTTCCTTGACAATTGGTGAGGCAAAAGTCAGCGAGTTGCCATCATCATCAAAGACTTCTTCGCCGTCAACAAAAATGCCCGTCGTGGTGTGGCCAATGACGTAGCAAGCGAACACGGTCGGGTCAAATCCTGCCTTGGTGTCCTCGCCAGCGTTCCTGCGCCACGCACGCATCTGATTCTGAGTGATATTGGGAGAAACCCGGATAGCGACGTTTGGTCGCTCTGGGACCTCTACAAGCACCTCTGGGCGGCTTACCTTGGTCGATACGCGCTCACGCAACTTGTTGAGCAGGGTCGGCTCGTCTGGCTTAGCGGAACCAGAGAGTGAAGCCTTGTTGGAGGGAACTCCGATTGTGTATTCAGTGTCGCTCATAAACGGCATCCTAGCAGGATAAAAAAGAAAAGGACGCACAAAGTGCGCCCTTTTCTATGAGGTTATATTGTAGTAAAGAGTTTATGCAGTTGTGCCTGTTACCTGACCAATGCTGAAAGTCAGAGAAAACGTGGCAGGAGCACCTGAGGAAGAATCACCCTCAGGCTCGCTCAAACCGACCAAAAGCGCCCGAGGGTACACACGCTGTGTACCGGGAACCTTCAGATCACAATCCAACTCATAAACGTAGATGTCGTAATAGGTGCGCCCAACAAGTGACCGAAGAGACTTAAGGGGCACCCCATCACGCGTAACGTCATAGTGACGAGTAAGCGTTACGTCACCAATCTCAGAAGGCGCACAAAGAGTTTCGGGGAACTGCTCACCGCCGTCGTAGACCTTTTCAACGGCAGCAGTGATTTCTCCGCCAGTCATCTGGGCAAAATAGTTTGGAATTGCTGGCCCGGGGGTGTGCCCCGTAAGGTTTACGGGCTGCAGTTCCGCCACTACTTGCCGCTGTGAAATTTTTGCCATCGAAGTAACTCCTATCAGACGACAGAACTGGTGAGGTTGGACTTGATGATTTCGACTTCGATACGGTCACCAACGCTAGAAACACGCACCCCAACCTTTGCACGGATCAAACCGCTAGCCAACTGGGTGACCGGGTTCAGTGCATCGGTTACTTCCACTGTGTAACCAGCATCAAGTTGCTTACCGTCGGCATCGAATGCCTCATAGAGGCCACCCTTCTGCCGAATCGGATCAAGCAGGCCGATAAGTCGGGCTTCAACACGGCTGAACACCGTACGGCGACCGTCGATAACGGAGAACACCAAGTCCTCAAGTGACCGCTCAGCCTCTACCACGATGTAGTTGATCGTGTCGCGATAGGTGATGTAACGGTAGTTCTCTTCATCGTTTGAAGCGGAACGTGCGCCGTAGATTCGGACAGCACCCTGAATGACTCGGAGAGCGTTGACGCGACCATCGTCTAGTTCGTCGCCAGCAGCCTTGTCCACTGCCACTTCAAGGCCGGTAACGTACTTCGCTACCGAAAGTACACCAGCACCTGCCTGCCATGGTCCAATCTGCTGATGGGCGATTGCTCGCTTGGCAGCAACATAGGACTCTGGGGAGATGACTGTTGAGACACCGTTGATCGGCACCTTGACCCGTGGGTAGTAGAAGGCGGCATACTCTGCGCCTTCATATGAACCGTAGGAAGAGGCTTCCGCTGTTGCACCTGCGGTTGTGGTGATTGACGGGTCCATGCCAAGGATCGCAATGCGGTTGTTTGCTACGGCATGATCAATGAGTGACTCGTAATAGTTCTGGCTAAAGAGTCCGGGGATTGCTACAGCACCTGCACCAAGTGGGGCTTCAAACAGGTCAAGGCCAGCGAGGTACTGTCCTTCGGTGACAGCATCACCATTTGCTCCAGCACTGAACGAGGCTTCTGCCGCGGTGCCAAGGACAACGCTTGCGTTGTTTGCTGTGGCTGTGATGTAGTTGACTGCAACAGTGCTGTTATTGATCTTGTTGGTTGCTGCCTGTACAGTGGCAACTTCACCGGTTGTGTAGACAAGTGTACCGTCGTAGAAAACCTTGATTACGAAGTTTGCGTTGACAGTGGTAACTGTTGCGCTGAGGTTTGATGACCATGAGCCTACGTTTGCGGCGGTCAGGGTCATGTCGCTTGAGCCGAGGCTGAGGCTGCCTGCGGTGGCGGAAGCGCCAACGACGCGTGAAACGTAGCAGCGGGTGCCGCCTTCCTCAAAGAAGGTGCGAACGTGCTGGTGAAGCGTGTATGAGGCGCTATATGTTCCGTAGACTTCTTCAAAGTCTGAAACACTGGTGATCAGTTTTGCTGCGTCAGTGGGGCCACGCTGGGCTGTGCCACAGACAAAAAAGGTTGACGAGGGCGCGATGTTTGCACCGTTCGGCCCTGTCCTTACTGCGGTTGTGACTACTACACCCGGCATCAGCGTTCCTCCAGAGATTTTTTGCCGCTATTTGCGCAGAGCGGTACAGATTGATTATACATACTGGGAGCGGTGTTTTTGGAAAAGAAGGCGTTCTGTTTTTTTATACTCATTCTTCTGACATTTCCAAAATTGTTCCTATCAGCAGTTCGGTGTTAAAACTATCCGCGATAGTTTCTCTTGCTACTGTCTCATTGAGAGTCAGATCGTAGGCAAGGTATGCCCCACACATCACCCGATCACCCTTGAGAAGGGTGAGGTCGGAGAACTCTTCCCTGAAGGTTCCTTCGTCAATTAGGACACCTCCATAGGGGTAAACGCTTGCTTCTGCCTTCAAACACTGGTTGTCAAGCATTGCTGAACGAAGGACGGTCATCAGATTGTCACGCATATCTGTTGCCATCTGAGCATCATCACCACGAACCCAAACATATGTACGCATCGAATACTGGACGCGATACATAGGGTCATAGTTCGTGGAGTAATCTGACCGAAGAATCTCGTTAGTTGAAATCACCAACGTAATGATCGTTGGCCAAGTGTCCAAACCAACAGGCTCATAGGTGAGGTATTCCAGTGGGTCTGGCAGGGACTCGTCGTCAAGGCACCATCCGTTACGGTAGGTGACAAGGCGCGACGGCAACTCCTTCTCAAGGTATTTATTGACGAACTGTTTGGCAAACCGAGCGCCAAACATCAACTCCACATCGCTCACGGCAGCACCCCATCAACGTAATACTCGCCAGCGATACGAGCCATTTTCGCCGCAAACCCAGCAGGCTCAAAAACAAGTTGACGCTTCGGCATATTGCGAGTCCCATTCTGGTGAAACTTCGCATACTCCACATCTGTCCCAAACGTGGCATTCATTCGATTTATTTCATTTGGAGCGCCCTGCAAGGTTATGAGACTCTGGAATAGTTTCCCAGTACGTCGCATAAGCGGCCATGTGTAATCACGGGTTCGTGGGTCCCAGCCCCCAACAGGAAGACCACTGGACGTAAAGTTCTTTGCGTTAGCCTTCTTAAGTTCTTCCTTGGCTATCAAGAAAACTGGACGAAAGTCATCCCCGCGCTTCTTCATGGCGGCGAGTTTTGGGGTTGCCTCATCCAACGTGACTTTAACGTCGATGGAGATCATCAGGCTATCCGAACTCTTCGCCAACGCCGAACT